CTTCAGGGGCCCTGGCACCTCACAAACATATTCGAAGTCTGCAAGCGCACACAGGATACCGATCACTGGCTGCCGACCCGTGAAGCACGGTTCATCAACCTGATGGACCCGGATGTGGTTCCAAAGAATTTAAAAATAGTATTATCCGATCATATGAACAACCAACGGGCGACTCCTTCCTGGTGGCCGTATACGTCGGGCGTGACGACTGATCACAATCAGGTGTCTTGCCCGTCGTCTAAGCAGGGAAATAAATGTCTAGATTGCAGGAAGTGTTGGGACCGTAACACGAAACGTGTTATATACGGCAAACACTAATGGAATTCAAACACCCAAAATATTATAAAGAAATGAGAGCACAGAAGCGCAAGCTCCAAGCTGCAAGCGCCAAGCTTCAAGCTCCTACACCTCCTGAAGTTTCAAGCGGCAAGCTTCAAGCGTCAAGCGACAAGCGTCGAACTTAGCCAAGCCACAAGCGTCAAGCTCCCTGATCCGCGGACCAGGGACCAAGAAGTATGGAATAAGTTTCGAGGACCTCGGACCGAGGGCCTCGACAAGGATAAATGTATTGTTAGGATGTCGCAGATGCCAAGCTAATTGGTGTGGTGAAAACCTGACTTTTTTCCCCTTCGTTACTTTTAATTCAAGAGTGAAAAAGTGGCCAGAAGTATTATAGCCCAATAGATCGGGAGTACCCAAACTGCTAAGGTTTTCAATCCTAATCCATGAAATATCTTTGATATTTCTACGCAGTTTCTGATATAATTTAGCCTCTGGACCCATAAAGATTTTGAGGGAACTTCCCCTCTCATTAGTAATCTTTCTGAAGCTTCTCTGGCAGTAAAATATTAGATGGTTTTTGAGTTTTTAAAACTAATCTATGTGCTGTATGACCCTTCTGTCCTACGATTGGCACAGAATTTTCATGTACTTCCATTCTTTTTACTTCAGCGAGTTTGCCACTCACTTCTACAAAGATATGTGCATTCTTAATAGCGTCTGATCCTTCAGTAAATTTAGCAAGAAACTCTTGCAAGTCTTGAACTCTCAAAACCCCGCCTTTCTTAAATGCTCTATTCTGCTTGCAACCTCTTCTGCTAATCTTTTATTGTCTAACTTAAGCTCTGCCTTTTCTTTTTCTACTTCTCTAATTTTAATTGACAAGTCACCGTTAGTTTGTTGATGAGACTTTTCAATAGTTTTAATGTTATCATTCTCTTCTTGTAATCTGTCGATATCTTTTTTTAAAGTTAAAATGTTAGCTGATAATTCTTCTACAATTTTTTTATGACCCTCCAATTGGTTTTTAGCTTTCTCCCATTCAGATTCTCTCATCTTATATTCCCAGATGTCTTTTTTATGTTGCTCTATTAATAGTGCTAGATCTAATTTTCCTGTGTCTGTCATAATTTATATTGACAATATAGGATAGTTACCCTAAATTGTCAACATGGGAGTTCCAAAAAGATTAACAGAAATGCAAAAAAGATTTGCCGAATACGTTGTATTTGGTAGTGCTGAGGGACCAGTCTCCCAGTCTGAAGCTGCGGTACTAGCTGGCTATTCCAAAAACAGATGTAGGCAGGAAGGATCTGAGCTTATGAATCCTCGAACATCCCCGCTTGTTGCACAATATTTAGGAAAATTAAAAGAAGAAAGAATGAAAAAGTTTGAAGTCAACTATGAGACTCATATAACAGAGCTTGCACGTATTAAAGAGCTTGCTTTAAAGAAAGGTTCTTTCTCTTCTGCAGTAAACGCAGAAACAAATCGTGGAAAGGTAGCAGGACTATACATAGAACGCAAAATAATAAAAACAGGTAAATTAGAAGACATGTCAGAAGAGGAGCTAGAATTAAAAATGAAACAAATTTTAAACGATTACTCAGGTCTGTTAACAGCAAAGGTTGTCGAAGGTGAAGCAATTGAGACACCTAAATCTTCTGAATTTTCGTCACACAAGCCAAAGGAATCATCGTCCGATCTCCAAAAGTTAAAGACCCATCTTCCTCTCGATCATAAGAAGCAAATAACTTAAGCGCAAATCTATCTTTATTATATAACCAACCCTCATTAACAGGTGCAGCTAACTTCATCTTATTAAAAGACCTTTCATCCGCCCAACCTGAATCAGAAAGTATATCAATCCACTCAACTCTGACCTTTGAATAAGGGATAACGTCGCTGGCGTTTTGGTTCAACCTTAATTTTCTTTTGGTTTTTCGTGGCATGGTAGTATCTCGGGTTATGTTTCTCATTGAATTTATCCCAAAACTGTTCTTCTGTCATCTGATAATTCCCCTTGTCTTGCCTTATTTCTGACATAATTCCTCTTTGCGACAGCTATAAGGTATATTTTTTTTTTTATCGCGCTGGAAACAAAAAATAATTTTTGGTGTCGCAAAAGCTGAAAATGACCTATTAACGTTGGTATACAATACAAAACAGGTGTCGCAAAAAGTGTCGGGAAGTGGTCGCACAGGTGTCGCAAGTGTCGCATTTTTTGCAATATTTGTACATTTATGTCGCACTTTTTAACATTTTCTCTATTTTAGGTGTCGAATGCGACACCTGCCGACACCCTGCCGACGTGTTCCCGACACTTCAAGTGTCGGCATTGTGCCACATTTTGGACACATTTCTGCCTTATTTGGGTTTTTTAATAAGATAATCACCGAAGCGACCTTTCCATCCATAAGATCCGTGATGCGTGGTCCATGAGTCGAGGTTCGCGTATATTTTAAATCCAGCGTCTGTCGCCAGATTACAAAAAGCAATGTCCTCACCCTTCCAGGTGTGGTCCTTAAAAGACGTGTCCCAGAAGTTCCACATGTACTTGCCTGCGGCATCGTCTTCAGTACCTATCTCTTCATTGAGCTGGGCCCTTGCTGCATCGGGAAATTCACATTTTAATTCAGGATGTTTCGTCATTAATTTTTCAAACACTCGTTTATGGATCAACATCAGCCCTGCGGGGCCCTGGGTAATCTCAGCGAGATCCCATGGCAGAATCGTTACGGCTTTTGGATCCTTAAAAGTTACGGCATAGTCCACGACTCCCGGCTTATTCTTAACCCGGTAGGGTGTACAAACAATGTCCTTGTTCGGCACTAGCATGCGCAGCACTGCTTCAGGATTAAACTGAACGTCGGCATCAACGAACAATAGATAATCAAATCCTGAGTGTAGAAAAGCACACGTCGACATGTTGCGCCCGTGTGAAATATAACAAGTCCTAATAGACTTGAACTTACATTCAATTCCGTTCTGTCCCAAAGTAGAGAAAGTATCGAGTAATGATACACAAGTCTCAACTCTCATCGAGTCGTAGCACGGTGTAGCTACAAATACTTTAGGTTTTGTTTTTCCGTTTGATTTCATTTTGCTCCTTTTCTTATATTCGCAATATGCTCCATAGGCTGTAGATTACTTTTATCCCAACATAATGTGAATTGTAGTGGGCAATCCTTACTCCATTTAGCAATAGGTATAATATGGTCTGCATCCCAACCTCCTCTGCCATAATTTTCTGGTGTCATCCAGGGCTCCCACGATGCGCACGACTCTAGGTGCTCAAACAGTCCCTCAACAGTACAACCAATTATTTCCATAGTGGAGGCTGATTTTCTTTGCCCTTGTAAAGCGGCAGACATTGCGCTTCTCATGTTTTGATGTAGTCTCCAATTAGGATTGTTACGGTTTTTCTTTCTAAATGTTTTCAAATTTTTTTTATTCTGTTCACTGACTCTCTCTGGATTTTTTGCTCGCCATTCTTTAGTATATTCTTTAACGTGCTCTGGATTTTCTATTCGCCATCTTTTAGAGTGTGCTTTGGCTTTCTCTGGATTTTCTGCTCGCCATTTTTTAGAGGATTCTTTACTGTACTCTGGATTTTTTACTCGCCATTTTTTAGAGGATTCTCTGCGTTTCTCTGGATTTTCTTCTCGCCATCTTTTACCGGCTTCTTGGACTTTCTCTGGATTTTCTTCTCGCCATTTTTTAGAGGATTCTTTACTGTACTCTGGATTTTCTGCTCGCCATTTTTTAGAGTATTCTCTGGTTTTCTCTCGATTTGCTGCTCGCCATTGCTTCATGTATTCTTTAGTCGAGGACATTAATCTTTTCCTTTTAATAACGGATGCTGTTGCAGGAAGAATGATGAAAGGGGCGAAGAGCTCCTGCAACAGCTGTCGAGACCGTTATCCCGTGTTTAAATGCTCTTTCCCCATTCTCTAATTTTTTATTCATTTTCTAATT